TACAACAATTTACCTTTATCAAAAAACTGCTAGTGCTACTGCACCAGCTGCACCTACATCTGTATCTTATGACTACTCTGATTTAGATGATGTTACAGTGACTGCTAACAACGGTTGGACTGGCGCTGTACCCGGAACTACTCTTAAATATCTATGGGTTACCTTTAGGTATGTATCCAAACTAGTTGATACTATTACAAATTCAAACACTTGGAACTCACCTGTGTTACTCGCATCTAATGGAGATCCGGGGGGTCCGGGACCAACAGGTCCAGCAGGGTTAAATAATGCTACTGTATTGCTTCATAATAAAAACTCATCTAGTTCGGCACCTTCATTGTTCAGCGGTACATTTACGTATACGTTTTCTACAGGAGCGTTGTCAGGTGGTTCGCTCAATGGATGGACACAGACTGCACCTTCCTTGAGCACTGGAGAGTTTTTATTTAGTTCATCTGCTGTTGCATCTGCTACCACTACAACTGATACAGTAGCTTCGTCTGAGTTTAGTACTCCGCAAGTCACAGGAATTGCTGGAGATAATGGATCTCCCGGAGCTAATGGTGATGTATCTCGAACATTATATTTATATGATGCAAGTGTAAATCAACCATCTGCTATTGCAAGCAATGCTGGTTTTAATGCATCAACAGGTAATGCTGCTAATACTGGGACATGGACAACTATTGTACCAACTATTCCTACTGGTCAAGGTCTTTGGATTGCTTCTGCTACTGTAACTAGAACCAATAATGCTGGATCATTTGTAGGTGGAGGTTGGACAGTATACAGAGCATCAGGATATGATGGAGCCACAGGCCCAGCTGGTCCTAGGTTTGAAAGCAGAAGAGTTTATCTTGCTTATACCCCTACAAATGCTGATGGTACTGATGTCCCTGCAACTCCTACTGCAGTATTAACTTGGTCAACAGGTAATGTTGTAGTTACACCTAGTACTTGGAACGAAGTTCCTCCTACGAAAGTAGTTAACTCTGCAGTTAATATTTATTTTTCAGACTTTTTGTTTATAGATATTCCCGGAACAGCTACAACTTCTTCTGATACAGGAACTACTGCAAAGCAAGGAACTTCTTTTTCAGGGGTAGTGTCTTTTGTTGGTGATGACTTCACATTAGATGGATCAACTGTAACTAATATTGATGGTGGTAATATAACTACTAATAGTATTAAAACAGACCAACTTGATGTTGATGATCATGTACTTTTATCAGGTAATAATTCTGGGATACTTGGAGGAAGAAGTTCTATTTCTTCTTATAAAGAATCAGGTTTTTATGTTGGTCGTGAGCTCCGTCCTACTGTTATGACCCTAGGTGGTCTGGTAATTGGTCGTGAATTTATAATAATATCTGTAGGAACTACTAATTTTATACCGCTGGGAGCATCATCCAATGCAGTAGGGGTACGGTTTGTTTATAACGGAGCCCAAATTCCAAATGCTGGAAATGGTACAGTTCAAAAACTTGGTTTTGAAGTAAGTCATACAACTGTTAACGGCTTAAATCAACTTGAAGGTATTATACATGATGAAACTGAAGGACTTAGAATATTTAACCCTGAATTAATTTCTGGTGGTAATGTAATTACTGGTGTTGATACAAAAACAACTTCAGGAACTACATTTATTGGAGTAGGATCATCTCTTGGAGTAATAAGTTTAAGTGCTATAGGGGGTGGAGGTGGTGGAGGCTACGGTGTTAATAATGGCAATGGTAGCGGTGGCAGAGGTGGTACTGGTGGCAACACAGTAATAAGACTGAGACAAGGTTCTGTCTCTGGTTCTATAATAGCTAATACAACATTGACTGCAACAGGTGCAATTGGTGGTTTAAATGCACCTACTGATAATCAACAAGGTGGTCTTGCTGGTGCATTTTCAGAATTTGGTGTTGGTGGGGCTTATGTAGGTCAAAATGCAGCTGCAAACTCTGCTCCTAGCACTAGCTATGGAGCTGGTGGAGGAGGTGCTGGTGGTGACAGTCAAGGTTTCTTTGGTGATGATGGTGCTGGAGGATCTGGTGGATCTGCTGCAGTAAAACAAACACTAACCTACGATGCATCTAGTAATGGTAATAATCTTTATATAGAAGTTTTATCTATTGGCGCAGGTGGTGCTGGTGGTACTGGTGGTAACAGAAACGGTGGTGCTGGCGCTGGTGGTGTTGTTCAACACACTGCTGTTATGGGATCTACAGTATCAAAAGAAGTAGTTAACCTAGCAACAAATCAATACAACACAATAGGATCTTATTGTTTAGCAATGGTTGATCCAGCAAGTTCTATTCAATTAACTGTTGGGACACAAATAGCAGGTAGTAATTTAAAACCAGCAGCTTTTGGGAGTCAGGGTAATGGTAGTAACAGTGGTTTATATGTCTCACGACAAAACACTAGTCTTTCTGGAACTTGGAAAAGTATTGGGGGAAGTACCTTTACTAACTCTTTCTTCACAACACTATGGGTAAGGATATCATAATGGAATATAGAAATGCAAAATATATAACAGACACAGATATTGATTGTGAAATACAACATCCTGATTTTGGGTGGATACCTTACAGTATTTCTGATAATGAAACAGAACCCAGTTCAATTGCAATTAATACAATGTTAAAAGTAGCAATGCAAACAAACAATAATGTTGAAAAGTATTCGCCTCCTACTGATGAGGCAGTAAGCATAAACATTAGAGTTGAAAGGAATATCCTTTTAGGTAGCGTTGTAGACCCTATGGTTAGTAACTCTCTTAGGTGGGAAGAAATGTCTAGTGATAAACAAGAAGAATGGAGAGTCTATAGAAGGGCTCTCCTAGATCTTCCAGAGTCATCTGGATTTCCACACACTGTAACATGGCCTACTGAACCAACATAAGGAAATAATAAATGAGATTATTAAGTGGCCCTGAGTTGGCTGATCAATGGCATATTATAAAGCCACAAATAGAAGAAGCTATAGTACATGGCAGTGGTGTTGTTACATCTCATGGATTATTATTACAATGTCTAGGCGCAGTAGGTCAGTGTTGGGTGAGAAAAGAAGGTGGTGTTTGCATAACTCGCTTTGAAGAAATAGAAGGTAGGCGGCAGTTAGCTGTTGTTGCCTGTACATCTCCGGGGTGGTTTACACATGGGCCAGAGTTATTAAAAATACTAGAAGAGTTCGCACAATCTACTAACTGTAAAAGAACTGTAGTGTATGGGCGTAAAGGTTGGGCGAAAGCCTTAAAGAAATATGGATATTATGAGCCGTTTATAACGCTCATCAAGGAGGTTTAATTATGGGCGGTGGTGGAAATTCACAAACAACTTCAACAAGTTTGCCAGCGTGGGCTCAACCCTATGTTGAATCAAGTCTAGGAAGTGCTGTAGATTTATACAAATCTGGAGCGTATGAGAATGTAGCTGGTTTAACTCCAGAACAAGTAACTGCTTTTGAAAGACAGAAAGAACTTGGTGGTGCAGGTGGTGTTTACGATCAAGTTGCAGCAGATAGTTACGGAGCTACTCAAGCTTACAGAGATGCTGCTTCTGGTACTGGTATCTTTGGTGCAGGTGCATTAGGAGAGCAAACCACAGCTATGAAAGATTCTATTGGAACTGCAGTAGGTGATATCATAGGTCAACAGAAAGGTCAGTTTACACGTACAGGCAACCTCGGTGGTGCTAGAGCACAACAGTCTATGGACTCATCTGCTATGAAGGTAGGTGGTGATATGGCAGCTGCAGAGCTTGCTAATCGGCGTCAAGCAGCAATGGCTGGTGCTGGTGGTGTACTAGGTGCAGGTAATACTTTGCAACAACAATTTGGGGCTGGTGCTAACACACTAGGACAAGTAGGTACAGCTTTACAACAACAGAATCAAAACGAAGGTGACGCTGCTTATCAAGGAGTTCAAAGATTATTTGGTCTTTTTGGATCTCCAGCTATAGGCAGTACTTCTACAAGAACGGGTGGAGGAAAGTAATGCAACGTATTATACAAAAATATCAGGAAGGTGGTACAGTGCAACCTTCTACTGCTACTGGTTTACCAGCTGGGGGTAATGCTGCTTCTGCTATTGCTAACTATATGATGGGTCCAATGTCAGCTAATGCTGCTACACTATCGTATACTGGTGGTAGTGAAGGGGTACCTGATTATCATGCATTAGCTTTAGAACAAAAGAAACTTAGAGAAGCTGCCGCATCACTTAAAGCAGTTCCCACTGCAAGCAATGCATCTTCTGGTGAAGATAAAATGGAAGAAAGGAATCAACCCGGTGGTGATCTGTATAAACCAACTTACAATGAGTACTATGATGATAGTGCTGGTTATGATTACTCAGGTGATGATAGTTCTTTTCAAGGTTATACAAGTGAAAGGGAACCACTTTTCTCTGGTGGAGGTGCTGATGGTGTTGGTAACTTTGGTAGAGTTGGCGATTACTTTGGTGGTATAAAAGATTCTTTTGTTGATCTTAAAGATTCAGTGTTTGGTAAAAATTCTGGTGGCCCCATAGGATACAACATGGGAAGCATGAAGAAACCTGTTGGCTATAACATGGGTACTATGAATGGTCCTATTGGTTACAACATGGGCGGTGTGAGCCAAGTTGCTAGAAGTATGCTCCCTGAAGAACAGATACAACAGCGTCAATTACAACAGGCTCAGTTCGCTGAGAGTAAGAACCCGTTAGCAACAATTGGAAATGCTATGGGTATGAAAGTTGCTAATAAAGGCATGGATGCTGCATTAGGTGACAAGGCTAGTAAGGTAGCATTAAAAGCAGCTATGAGTCAAATACCTGTAGTTGGACCATTTCTTGCAACACTCTTTGGATAATTAGGAGAATAACATGATTGATAAAACAGATCCAACTAATAGGGATACTGTACCTGCTATGCTTACTCCGGGAGAATTTGTCTTGAACAAGGAAGCTACTCAGATGTATGGCCCTGTTATACAACAGATGAACAATGCAGGTTTGCAGCAACGTGCAGCAGAAAACAATGCTGTAGAAGCTAACATGGGTGGGGGTATCCCACCTAAAGGTTACAATACTGGTGCTCAAGTTCAAGGTCTTAAAGGATTTTTAGATTTTATAGGAAGTGGTGAAGGGGGATATGAGGCAAGTAATCGTGGAACTAACAGTGAAAACAAAATTGTAGGTTCAACTAACAACACTATGTATAAAGGTAAAAAACTTTCAGAAATGACTGTCGATGAGATACTAAAAGCTCAATCTTTAACAGGAGATGACAGGTTATTTGCAGTAGGTAAATATCAAATGATACCTTCAACTTTTAAAGAAGTTGTAGAAGGAATGGGATTGTCTGGAGACACAGTGTTTTCTCCTGAGTTTCAAGATCAAGCTGGTATGTATCTAGCTACTCAGAAAAGACCTATCCTTGGTGCATACCTTAGTGGTAAAGACTGGAAAGGTGAGGCAGTAGATGAAGACACTGCACTTATGGAACTAGCAAAGGAATGGGCATCAGCTCCTCTACCATATGATATTAAAATAGGAGACACATTACGACTGGCTGGTGATAGTCGTTATGGTAATGGTAATAAAGCTCAACACTCTATTCAAGAAGCAAGAGATGCAATTCGTTCAGCTAAGATTAGCATGACCGGAGAGTATCCTACAGACCCACAGAACTATGGGGAGTATTCTCCAAGTATGTTCTTAGCTGAAGCTCAAACATTAAACACTCCCGGTGCTAGTACTGGTAATTTTATGGATGCTACTAATCAAGTTCAACCTGAGACCAGAGGGGTACCCATTGAAGAGATTCAAACTACCTTTTTACCAGACATTAAAGGGGTACCAACTCTCACAGAACAACCACCTAAACCACAGCAATCATTTGGTGAAGCATTCGCCGCAGGTAGAGCTGCTTCTGGTGGCTCTGGTGGGGTATTTGATTATCAAGGTAATCAATATAGTACCAACCTAGCAGAAGAAGAAGACATGATGGCAAGGAGAAATAATGTTATGACTGCTAACATGGGTGGTCAAATAAATAAATCTGTACCTATGATGTATGCTAACCACGGAACTCTAATACCTTCTGGACTACGTACTGATGATGATTTACATTTACCAGAAGTTAATTCTGATGAAGCATTATTGCAAGGGTCTTCTCAAAGTGCAGATAACGCTAGGTTTGAAAGACAAAATCAAATGCAAAATCTTATGCGGTACCAACAACAACAACGTGGTATTGAAAATAATCAAATACCTATGACATACGACTTAGAAACAAGGCAGCTGGGTGACCCAAGTTATAGGCAACAGGCATCTGATAATGAATTATTTGGAGGTCCACTTAATTTTGTAAATGATGGACCAACTCTAGAAGATGAGAGAAAAAGAGATGAGGCAGAACTAGATGCATTAGTTAACGCACCACCTGCTATGAATGTCCCTATTAATCCACCTAGAATTGAGGATAATCCTACACGGGATGATGGTTTAGTTGTAAATCCAGAGCCAACATTTGGAGGAGATGTAGTACCATTTGTAAAGCGTCTTACACGTTATGATAAGATCATGGACGCTGCATCTAGATTTGATAAGAACCTTTCAGGGGTACTTCCTGTAGGTTCAGTTGATGTTAACA